CGCAGCCGGTCTCACCCCGCGCATCCAGCAGGCAGACAACCAGCTCGCCCACATCGGGGAGGCTGTAAAAACGGTTGCCGCCCGCCGCCGGTGTCGCCATAGGCAGCCAATCGGTTTCCATGTCGTCGAGTACGGGGATTTTTACCCGCAAACTGTGCGACGCCGCATCAATCGCCGACACAATGCCGAATTGCAACGTTGCCGTAAAATCATGGGTTTGGGTTTGCATTTGCATTTGCATCCGCCTGCTCCTCGTCTGCGACATACTCCGTCATTTTGATTTCCAATTCGGTCGTCCAGCCCCGGTGGCGCGTGAAAGCGTGTCTTGATTGCTTGACCAGATATTTACCCGAAAACTTGCCGAATCCTTTAAGCCGTACCATTTGACCTGCCACCAACAGCGCATTGCCAACCAGTGTAACGCTACCCGCACATTGGTCGTCCTGCGCATCCGCCAATTTGGCATCTGCCCTGGCATTTAATTGCGCCGCGCTCTCACCCTTATTCGGCACGATACGCAATGTATCGCCCGTGCTGCCGTGTTTTGCTTTGCCGCGTCTTGATTTGCTGCTGCGGCTCGCCGACACGGTCTGTTTGGATTTCGGATCGTAGCCTTTGACATCTACTTTGGACGGCACACCCTTAATCAAATCGCGCAGGCGGATACGGATGATGTCCTCGGGCAGCAATACGGCAACGGCAGGACGCTGTTTTAATTCGGCATTATCGGCAAAGACCAGTTTGTTGCCGACGATTTTAAAGCTGTGGCCGTACTCCTGCGCCAAACGTGCCAAAAACTCGATGTCGCGCTCCTGATACTGCGTCACACGTTTGATGGGGATGTTTTTGACCGTACCCGTTACTTCCAGCTTCAGACGGCCTGCCACCTGACGGACAATGGCAGCCAAAGTCGTATTTTCGTACGCCTTGCCGCGCAAAGTGCGGCTGGACTTGGTAATCCCGGTCGATAGGGCTTTCAGGCTGACCGTCGACGGCGGATGGTTGTATTCAATCTCGGCAATTTCAAATTTGCCGAAAGAGACCAGCCCGGTAAATTGGTCGCCCAGGCTCAAAGACAAAGCATCGCCCTGTTCGGGATACCAATGACGCAGCCAGCGTCCGTCCGTATCCTCAAAATCGACCTGCAATTCGTCCGACTGCCCCTCAAGGTAATCGGTATAGCTGAACGAAATCAGATAAGGCGCGACGTCTGCCGTTATATCCTTGTCTTCGTAAGACAGGACAAAATCAGGCATGGTAACCGGATGGGTACTGCCGCCGCCGTCAAGGCCTTTTGATTTTAAAAACGCGCCTAACGCATCCACGGCGGCAGCTCCTCTTGGTTGTTCTTCGGTTTGGTTTCAAGGACGGGGACAAAGACCGTCAGGCCACCCGTAAACTCCTCCGCCAACGGCAAGTGCGGATTGGCCGCAATCAGGCCGTCAATCAACAGCGCATTGCCGTAATGCTTGTGCGCGATTAAGTCCCAACGGTCGCCGTCTTGAGTGGTGTAGCGTATGACCGCACTCATCATTTATCCTTTCTTGCCGCCAGCCAGCCGGTCAAAGCCTGGGCAGCGGCAGAGCCGTTTGCCAGCGCATCCGATGCTTCGGAAACCCCGTTTCCGACCGCATCCAGCCAGCCGCCGACGGAGCCGCTCTCATACCCGGCACGCAATGCGCCGACGGCACCGCCCAGCCTGTTGGCCACTTGCCCCGCCTGTAATGCAAACTCAGTCGCGCCTTTCAGGTCGCCGAAAACCGCCGTTACTTCCGGCAAGGCATTGAGCCGTCCCAAAGTGCTGCCGCCGATATTGAGCGCGTCTCCCAACAGATTTAATGCACCGGCCGGGTCGTTTTTCAGATTTTTGGCAGCCTGTATCAGATTCTGCATATCGCTGATGCTCGCTTCGGCTGCTCGGTAAATTTTCACACCTTTTTCCACCGCCGAAATCAATTTTCCCGCTTTTGCCTGCACGCTCTCCGGCAATAAGGACAGGAGCGGATTTTGCCCGCCCGACTTGACTGCCGGGGTCGGGAGCGGGTTATTCGGGTCGCCGACAAACTGGGTCAGCTCCACATCCAATTCACGCGCCGCCGTCCGGCCTTGCGCATCCTGAATCAACGTGCGCTCCGTCAGCCGCTCAAGCACAAACCATCCGACAAACCGGCCGCTGCCGTAAACCAAAGACACCGCCTGCTGCGCCTCCAAAGCGGACAGCAGACCCTTATACGCCGTGTCGGGATTGCCCAGCCGCCAATGCAGCTTGAGCGAAAAACGCAGCGTCGTCAGCTCGTTTTGCAGGGCCTGCAGGCGCGGACGGCCTTTCAAGACCTCATGTTTGGCAAAATTGGCGGCATGCTGAGTTTCCAAAGATGTAAAGCTGTTTAAAAGCTCAAAGCGTACCTCGCCCAACATCGCATACATCAATAAGCCCTCCGTGCTTTGTCGTCCATCATGCGGCGGAACATTGTTTCAAACTCTTGCAAACCCATCTGCAACGCCGCCTCAATCTGCTGCGGATTACCGCCCGGCGCATGGATGGTCGGCGAAAAATGTACCGTTATTCCTCCCGCTGCGGCCGTGCCCTGCCGTGCGGCAGAGAGTTCGGCGCTGTTGGCGGCCATTGAAGCGGCCAAGGATGAGGTGCTGTCGCTGAAACGCTGTTGCAAATCCGAAGCCATGCCGCCGATGGCGTTGAGCGGGCGCGGTGCGCCCTGATTGATGCCGATTTGCAGGCCCTCCATCATCCAGCCGCCGAAACGGCGGAATACCCGGCTTGGCGAGTGGATGTCCATCACACCCGCAAACGTGTTTTTCAGGGCGGCGGCCTTTTCCGCCAACCAAGCCCGTACCGCCTCGAATTTCGCCTGCAATCCGTTCCACAGCCCCTGGATAATGTTGCTGCCGAACTCCGTAAACTTGGCAGGTAGTTCGATACCGAACCATGACAATACGGCGGCAAAGGCTGAATAGAACGCGCCAATGGGTGACCAATTGAGAATCAGGCCGAGAATGCCGAGCAGTCCGCCGTCAAAGGCGGTTTTGATTTGTGTCCATGCCGAATCGGCCAATGAGAAGATGCCGTCGAAAATCATCCGCCAGCCGTCCACTATCATGGTGCCGACAGAAACGACGGTATTGACCACCGAAGCCAAAGCCGAGCCGACCGACTCCCCCCAGCTGCGGGCGTTGCCTTCGCCTGCCTGAGTCAGGTTGAAAAAGTCGCCAAACCAATCCAAAACGGGTTGCAGATAAGGCTGTACGGCCGTCCAAATGCCGCTCAATGTGCCGACAAACGCATCAAACAGCGGCGTCAGCGGTTCCAAGCCTTTAGTCAGCCCCTCCCAAAATCCGGCAAAGAAGGCTTTCAGGGGCTTCCAATATTTATAGATGACAAAAGCCACGGCAGCCACAGCGGCCACGGCCAAAACCACCGGCCACAAGGCAGCCAGTGATGACAGGCCGAAACCTGCTATCACGGTTCGGGCGGCGGCAAATCCCCTCATGACGGTGCCCAGGGTGCCCGATATGGCCGACAACCCCAAACCGCCCTGCATCACGGTTTTGGTCAAAACAACCGTCGCCTTCAAAGAAAGCAAACCGCTTTTCAAAGCCAAATAAGCTGCGTGAGACCGGTTGGCAATGACCATCGCACCAAACATACCGACTTTAAAAGCCAGCAGCGAAGCGGCCGTACCGACAATCCCTTTCGTCAATACGGGATGCTTTTCCGCCCAGTCTGAAATCATGCTTGTCAGCTTGATACATTTGCTTAAAAAATCATTTACGGCAGGCAAAACAATCGAACCCAGCCGGATTCCAAGTTCCGAAATCCCGTTTTTGAAAATTTGGATTTGGTTCGCCGTCGTTGCGGACCGGTTGGCAAATTCACGCTGCATAGAGCCGAGATACTTCAAGTTTCCCGATGCATCCCGTTCCTCCAACAACGCCAGTTGGCGGTTGTACTCACCGACATTGTTTGCCAACATCATGGCGTCATCGGCATAGTTTTGGCCGAACATCTTCAACAGCATTGGAAACTGTTCGGCCTTTGGCAGCTGTTTGACCCGATCCAAGAGATTCAGCATTGCACGATTGGCATCTTTGTCCATTGCGGCGGCGAATTCCTTGGTAGTCAGCCCCAATGCGGCAAGCTCTTTTTTCGCACCACCGGCCTTCATGACTGACATCGATGTGATCATGCCCTTCATTGCCTGAGCTGCAAGTTCGGGAGCCTTACCCATGCTTAAAAAGGTACTGCCCCATGCCGCACCTTGGTTTTCCGTCATGCCCAACTGCTTGATGTCACTGCCCACGCGGGTCAGGACATTAACGATATCTGCCGCTTTGGAGTTCGCATTGTCCGAAAGGTGGTTGATGGCATCACCCAATGTGCCGATTTTGGGAATAGGAATCTGCAATACGTTGGACAACGTTGCCATAGATTCGCCTGCCTGCCCCG